CGGGTGGTGATTTAAACCTTACTCAGTTTGAAGTGCAGAGAATGCAGGCCAGTATTAAGATGCACATGTATAATGATATACGTGATCCTGTTGGTCCGGTAAGAAGCGCTACTGAAGTAGCTATTACGCAAAGAGAGCTTGCAAGCCGTATTGGTTCTAGTTTTGGGCGTATTCAAAATGAGGCGCTTGTTAAGATATTGAATGCATCTGCTGCTGTGTTAAAGCGGATAGGATTTATACCTGATGTTGTAATTGATGGCTCTGATGTAGCGGTTAAGTTTACATCCCCGCTTTCAAGGGCACAGGATATGCAGGATTTAGAGGTAATGCAGCGATCTGTCGCTATGACTGCTCAATTGGCAGGGCCAGAAGCGGTTGCAGCTAGTTACAAGGTTGATGACTTTGGTTCATTTATAGGGATGAAAACAGGTCTTGATCCTTCTTTAATACGTAGTGACGAAGAAAAACAAGTGTTAATGCAGCAGATGGCACAAATGCAGATGGCACAAATGCAGCAAGGGGCGGAAGATGGCGGAGAAGCAATCCAGTAAATTTGATCAAATAATGGGGCAGGCTGAAATCACGCAAGACCTTTTGGATCAAGCGTATGCAGTTCAGGCAGAAATCTTTAAAAATACATTTTCTTCTGATCAAGGCAAGAAAGCTATGAATATACTTTCTATGAAATTTTATGCACAACCTTGCTTTGACGATAAAAACCCGGACCCTTATTTAGCGGCAAAAAGGGATGGTCAGAGGAGTGTACTACAGTATATATATGATGAGATTGCGAGGGCACAATGACTGAAGAAATAGAAAAGCCGAAAAAAAAGGCAGCAAAAAAGAAGTTAGAGATTATCAATAAGGAAAGGCTAGATTCCTGTGTTGGGTCTAAAGAGATTTCAGAAAAGGTAGTGGATTCAATTTCCAAGCTGTGTAAGGACTATGACTTTGATAAAGTTGAGTTTGTTAGAAATTTCAGAGCGTTTAGACTTTATAGAAAAGGCGCACATTTAGACTGGATAGATTTAAACGAAATTAATTATATGTATGGCCTTGGATTTCCTAAATTTAAAGGAGAGATAAGGAAATATCAAAAACCAATGAAAAGAGCCTATAGGGGGTCAAAATGAACGATCAAGTGATTGATGCAAATTCTGAGCAGGGGCAGGCCGAGATTACAGATACGCCAGCACCAGATTGGTATTATTCAAAGGATGAGGGGTCCGAAATAGCGGGAACCGGGGAAAAGCCTGAGTATCTGTTAAGCAAATACTCTTCAGTAGCAGACCAAGCAAAAGCGTACCCTGAGCTAGCGAGTAAATTTGGCTCTTTTACAGGTGCGCCTGAGCAGTATGATCATGAGTTTTTAGGGGATGATTATGAATTTACAGATGAGTTTACAGAAGTTTCTGATGCATTAAAGGATATGGGTGTAAATCAGGAAGGCTATGAAAAGCTTATTTCCTTACAAAGAGATCGTGAAGAAAACATACATAAGGCTTATGACAATCCAGATGCAGAAGTGGAAGCCTTGGGTAAGGATGGACAAAGACGAATAGACAATGTTGATAGATATTTGCAGGCTAATTTAGATGACGAGACTTATGATAGGGTTGCCCCAGGTGTTAATTCTGCTGCTGTGGTTGAAGCTTTTGAAATTCTCATTCAAGCGACAAAACCCAAAGCGCTACCTTCTGAAGGAGGAGAAAACCCTACGGGAATGACTGAAGACAAGCTTTTAGAAATGCGTAGAGCTAAAACAGAAGGCGGAGATTTTAGGATGTCAGTTGATCCTGATTATCGAAAAATGGTTGAAGGTGAATGGGAGCGCTATTATGGGAATAGAGCGCATACCTCTGTGGTAGGTGAATAATGAAGATTAAAGAAGGTGTAAATCTAGCCGGGATTCAAATTGAGATGAGACCAGTTCTCATTGCAGCCGAAAAATTATGGAAGGACAACGGGCAAGAGCTTGTAATAACCGCAGCGCTTGATGGTACGCATTCTGCCGGGAGTCTCCATTATTATGGTTATGCAGTTGATCTTAGAACAAGATATTTTGAGCAGAGTGTTGTGCATGAAATAGCTGCTAAGTTAAGGGATACTTTAGGTGAAGATTATGATGTTATCGCGCACCAAACGCACATGCACGTAGAGTATGATCCAAAAAGTTGACACTTTGACATAATGTAAGTTACGATAAGTAATCCGATACCCTTAATAGGCCGGATGTATATTATTGGCCCCTACTAATAGGGATACCCATAGCTAATTTTGTATATCTAATCCTATTGGAGGGTTTTTTTATGAGTAAGTTTTTATCTGCTGTTGCGTCGAAGGAATTCGATAGCGACGTAAAACAAGAGTATCAAACTGCTGGTCTCTTAAAAGATTGTGTCACTCGTCGTAATGGCGTTATCGGTGATACGTATAATTTCCGCCGCATGGGCAAAGGCTTGGCAAATCAGAAATCTACTTCTGATCTGGTAACGCCTATGGATGTTGACCATGAGTTGATTCCCTGTGTTCTTACTAACTGGAATGCTCCAGAGTACACAGATATCTTTGATCAAAAAGATGTAAACTTTGATGAGAAAATGGAGCTTGCAAAAACTATTGCACACGCTCTAGGTCGTCGTACTGACCAGCTTATCATTGATTCTCTTGAGGCAGCTACGCCCACTATCCCTGATGCACCTGCTGCTGGCGGATTGACGTTGGCAAAGCTAACTTATGCAGCTTCAGCTCTTACAGATCAAGGTGTACCTACTGCTGATCGCTATATTGCAATTAGTGCTGCTGGGCTGGAAGATATTCTAAACGACAATACAATCACTAATCAGGACTACAACACTGTTCGCCTGTTAATGGCTGGTACAATTGATTCTTTCATGGGCTTTAAGTGGAAGATCATTGAGACTCGTGAAGAAGGTGGCCTTGATAAAACTGGAGCGGTTCGCAACTGTTGGGCATGGCATAAAGCTGCTGTAGGTCAAGCATTTGGCATTGAAATGACCACACGCGTAGATTGGGTTGCAGAGCGTACAGCCTGGTTATGTAATGGTATGTTGAAAGCTGGTGCTGTCGTGCGAGATGTAGACGGTATCGTTAAACTTCCAATTACTGAATAAGGAGGCTGAAATGGCTTTTGATAGAGATAATTTAATCCGTATTGGCGGTGCAAATAGTGGAGCCAAGGCGTTATGGATGTACGCATCTGAAGATGACGCTTATGCTGCTATTGGTGCTGCTGATTACTTTTTAGAAGCATTAGTTGAGTTAAAGCTTGACGATACGCTTATTGTAACCGATAGCTCTAATGTGCATACCATCACCTATGTTAGTGATCGTGATACCACTTCAGGTTCCGAGACTATTAGCGTAGCTGCTGGTAATACCATTACAGCTTAACAAATTGAGAGGGGGGCCTTTCCATTCTCTGGATGCCCCTACCCTTAGGCCCCCTTCTCAACCTTATTGGGGAGATTCATGGCAACAAAAATAAGCGCTATCTCTAATGCTTTTCTCTTAATAGGGGATAAGACCATAAATTCGCTTGATGAGGATAGTTTTCGCGCTACTGTTGCGGCAAATCTTTACGATTCTATTTATCAAACAGAGCTGGTGTCTCATCCTTGGACTTTTGCAAGAAAAATGCAGAGTCTTGCGCTAACTACAGAAACGCCTGTTACTGATGAATGGAAACTTATCTATCAGCTTCCTTCAGACTTGATTTCTGTATATCGAGTATATCCAAGGTCTGATTATGAGATATATGGGGATAAAATTTATTCCAATACGAACAATTTAACACTTGATTATTTTGCGCGTGTTGACGAGTCTGCATGGCCTCCATATTTTGAAAAGCTTATGCATTTTGCTTTAGCTAAAGACTTTGCTATACCCATTCGAGAAAATGCCTCTCTAGCGCAATACTTGGATGGTCTTTATATTGGTCAAGGTCAGAAATCCAGAGCGGTAGATTCTAAGCAAAGGCCGCAAAGACAAATACAGAACAAGCCTTTTATTGAAGCGAGATATACACAAGGATGAAAGCGCAAATACTGCAAAATAACTTTGCAGCAGGAGTTTTCGAGCCGAGACTTGCTGGAAGGACTGACATTGACCAGTATTACAAAGCTCTTAAAAAAGGGGAGAATGTTGTCACAATTCCTCTTGGTGGCGTAACAAGAAGGGCTGGGCTTGAATATATAGACAAGCTTCCAAATCAATTAGTTGAAATTAATGCTTCTCCAACAATGCCCAATGGCGGTACACCTGGAGATATAAATGATTTTGATTATTCTACCTTTACCAGCACTACGATTGCTCCGGGCACTACTGATCCGTATGTTATAGCAGAGTATGATTTTGGGGCAAATCAAAACGTACTGTACTGGGACATCATAAATATAAGCCTAGATACTGGCTCTACCACAGAGGTCGTAGTTCAAGAGTCGTCAAATGGTTCCACGTGGAACACTATAGGCACTATACCTATCATTGATACAAATATAAGGTCTTACAGAATAGAGGGTACAGACAATAGATATTTTAGGCTTGTAAGAATAGGGGCTACAGATTTAGGCAGCTCTGTATTTACCTTGTCTGGATTTTGGTCTTATTCAGAGGGTGCTGCTGGAAGTTGTAGGATTATAGATTTCGGGGTAAGTGACCAAGATTTATTCCTTGTGGTTCTAACAGACAGGACCATCATAATCTATGAGAATGACGCAATACACACTATCTTGCCATCAAAGTTTGATGAAGCTTCTTTACAGACAATGGATGCTGCTAGGACAGATTACGTAATGTTGATGGTTCAAGAAGATGTTGTTCCTCAAAGGCTGATCTATGACACGTTTGATGATTTGTTTTTAATCGATGATGTGCCTTTTTCTTCTATCCCTGTATTTGATTATAACGATTCGCTTTCACCCACTCCAGTTCAGGCGGTTTATGATTATTCGTTTAGCGGCTTGAATAATGGACAGTTATTTAGATTAAGGCTCGAGGGATTTGAAACAGAAGAGATTGTGTATGAGGGCGCTGGTACAGTTTCAACTGCTGACGGGATAAGACGAGCTTTAGAGGCTTTGCCTATTGTTGGTGCTGGGGGCGTTTCGGTTGATAACACTACGCAAAAAATAACCTTTTCAGATTCTTCTACAGATAATTTTGAGATATTTACAGGATATGTAACAACTGGGGATGCCTCTGATACGGTCACAATATCGGTAGATGTAACGGGTTCTCCTCGAAAAGAAGATGTATGGAGCGAGATTAGGGGCTATCCAAGAACGATTGCTTTTTATCAAAATAGTTTTGGAAGCAGAACAAATGCCTTTTTTGATTTCAAGGTAGATATTGGCTTGCCAGCAGACCCTATATTTGTTTCATTAAATTCCAAAAGAAGAAACTCTATAACCTCTATAGTCTCGAGCAGAAGGCTAGCTATATTCACAGATGGCTCTGAGTTTGTAACTAATGAAGGCGCCATTACACCAGAAGATATTACGATTGATTCACAGACTTCTTATGGCTCAAGTTTCGTTAGGCCGGTAGACGTAGAAGGTAATATAATTTTTATAGATAGGAATTCTTCCACTTTAAGAGGATTCTTGTTTGATTTTGGTGAAGATGGGTTCTCATCACAGAACCTATCACTTCTTTCTTCACATCTTATTAAGTCTCCTGTTGATATGTCTTTTGGAGTAGGCATAGGAGGCGATGACACAATTTACGTATTTATTATTAATGAAGATGGGACCGCTGCTGTTTACAACACTTTAAGAACGCAAGGTATCTCAAACTTTACTGAGATGACTACTGAAGGCGATTTTGTTTCGTGTGAAGGGTTAGCTAATGATATGTATTTCGGTGTCTCAAGAACGCTAGATTCGGTAGATGGAATTTATTTAGAAAAGTGGAATGAAGAACTT